CGGTGTCCGCGGTGTCGGGGACGGTGGGGCCGGTGAGGAGGGAAACGGCGGTGCCCCAGGTGCTGGAGGAAGAGGAGACGCTGCCGGTGGTGGTGGCGACGGTGGTGGAATAGCTGGCGCTGCTCGATGTGGTGGTGATAGCGTTGAATTGTCCGTCTGAGGTGGTGACGGTGGCGGTGGAAACGAGCGGGACGGTCTGGGTGGTGACGGTGGTGGTGGTGCCGCTGCCGGTGTAGGCGGTGCTGGTGGAGCTGGTGGAGTAGGATGCAGCCGTGGCGGACGAAGTGGAGCTGGAATGGGTATCGGACTCGGTGGAACTGGAGCCGGTGGTGAGAGATGTGTTTGAGGTGGCGGCGAAGGAGGAGTCTCCGGCGGCGACGCTGCGGGCGATGAGGCGGGCTTCGGTGTAGCTGTAAGTATCCGAGAAGTTGATGGCGCTGCCGGGGTTGTGCGCGGATTGGTGGACGTTTCGAACAGTGAGGCTGGAGGCGGTGGAGACGGTGGAAACGGTGCGGCCGATCTCTGAAACGTAAACGAGGCTGGTGGTGCCTGCGTTTTGCACGAGGGCGGTGAGTCCTGCGGTGGAGCCCGCCGTGTTCGATGAGGATGCGACGGCGGTGGTGCTGGCGCTGGTGCGCAGGTCGTAAACTCCAGTGGAGGAGGTGCCGATGTGGTAGGCGGTGGAGGAAACCGTCCACGCGGTGGCAGGGCGCTGGGTGTAGGTTTTCATAGCGCCTCCACGTTCCATCGCCACCAGCGGGAGAAGGGCTCGGCACCGGTGGCGGGGGCTGATTTGGACTCGCGGAAGACCTCGGCGGCGACGGCTTCGAGGTTGGTGGTGATGATCATCTTGGCGGCAGTGCGGCCGATGGCTCCGAGGACGATCTTGAAGGAAACGGGCGGGGTGTCTTTGGCGATGCTGTCCTCGGTGGGCGGGGAGGATTCCACGGCGAGGGTGAGGGCGGTGACTTTGCCGCTGGCGGTGGTGACGGCGAGGGTGACGAAGTGGAAATCGCCTTCATCCATAGCGAGGGTGAACGCGTCGTTCCAATTCGTGGCGACGTTCTGGTTGATGGTGCCAAGATTGAAGCGGCATTTGTAAACGGTGGATTCTCCACTTCCTTCCGTGAAAAATGAAGGATTCCACGGCGGTTCCGCTCCTGTTGATCCGCTGTTTCTTTGTGGTTTCTGGATTGCTGGAATCAGCAACGTCCCATCCGGCGTTTCCCTAACAAGACCGCCAGCAATTCCAATAACACGAATTGATTTAATGTATGCGCGAAGCTCCCGAAAGAAATCCTCTTTCGGTTGTCCTCTTTGTGGCATGGAAGGAAACTTCATGACCAGTAAATGCTGTCTTTGTCGATCAGGATTGTGATTGCTCCTGTCCACTCTTGGGAGCGTTGCCACTTGGTCTGACCGCCAGATTTTAACGATCGGTCGGCTGTCTTCATCCATTCGTATCCTGTCGGCAGGTTGGGAAATCCGCTTGGCGTTTCCTTGCTTCCGGCCTCGCCCTCTGGCGGCGGTCCTCCTGAGTAAGTTCCTGTCTTGCGTGCGATTGGGACGTAATCTTCCCAATACTCGATGCCCTTCAAAAGCCCCTTGGCGAGCATCTGCGCGTTAGTCGAGAGCGTAGAAGTTCCGGAGCTTCCTCCCGTCCATGTGTCAGGGTTGGTGGCATAGATAAAATCTTTTTTGTATGTGACATCGGACATGCGTTCCCAATTCTTGAGGGCGGCGCGGTCTTCGTCGGTTAGCGAGTAGCTTCCGCCGTCTGCGAATTCTGGGTGTTCGTAAAGCGAGCGTTGCACCGTCGCCCAATCAATTTCATGTGTCTGCGTTTCAAGGTTTCCGGTTCCGCTCTCAGGGTAATCGGCGTCTCCAAATTTCGATTCGACAACGACAAGCAGCGTTGCGAACTCTGGGTTTTCCAGCGGTTGCGCGTCCGCCATCGTCACGCGTCCGGGGTAGTTTCCCCAAGTGATGCCAACCAGGCAGTTAGCGGCTTTCAAATCCGCGTATTTGCCGACATACTCGATGGTGTTCCGGTAGGAACGCTCGTCTAGCGTCTCCTTTGGGAAACCGGGCCTCATCAACGTTCTAATGGATTCGTGAGCCATGGTTTACCAATTGGAAGGTGAATATTGATCGACGATGCGGGATAGCATGGCCTGCATGTCGCGCATGATGTTTGTTTGCTCGCTCAGCTTCGATTCCGTGCCGGATGCGGTAGCCGCTGAAAGCGACATGCCGCGCTTCTGGTAGTCGTTCACGAAGTCCGCGCCCGAGGTTGTGGGTAGCGGGCGGATGTAAACTGGCGACTCTGAAACGGTCGTTTGAATTGTTGGCGCGGCCTTGCTTCCGGCTGATTCCACCGATGCCGCGTCGGACCTTGCTTTTTGATGGCGTGCCTCAAGCTTGTCCCAAAGCGCGGAAATTTCCTTGTCGATCTGGTCGAGTGAGCTTGTAGCAAATGACTCGTTGGCTTGATACGCGTCAACGAATCCGTCTGTTAGCGATCCACCGGAAAGAAGGTTCCCAATCGCATCGAACGACGAAAGGAAAGAATTCATCGCTGGACTATTGGCGATGTTGATAACCGCCTTCTCCGCGTTCAGCTTGAATATTTCCCAGATCGTGCCGTCCGTGATCCCTTGGAATGCCGTTGCCAGCGCGTTGCCTAGATTCTCGCCAAGCGTCGTAAAGTCGTATTCGTCGATCTTTTGAAGTCCCGGCAATAGCTCGCCAATGATTCCAGCGGTGAAGCCAAGGAAGAACTGATCCGACTTCACCGGAAGATGCCCGATCAGGTCGTTAGCCTCTCCCATCGCTCCGGCGAATCGTTGTGCAAGCTCAGGCATCCGGCCAAGCGAACGCTCTGCGGCTGGCAGTCCTTCAAATACGGTTAGAAGTCCGCGCCCGCCTTTGCCGAAAATCTCCATTGCGGCGGCGGTGCGCTGCGCTGGGTTCTCAATGGCCATGATGGCCGCTCCGATCTTGGAAAACTGGCTTGCCGGGTTGATCGTTAGAAGTTCCTTCGCGGATAGGCCAAGCTGTGCGAACGGGTCGTTTCCACCGTTGGCGGCGGTGACGAGGTTTTTCTGCATCTTGGCAATGTCCGCGCCCGCCATGTTCGCGGCCCGCCCGCCGTCCTCGTAGGCGCGTTGCATCTTCATTAGATCGGCAACGGCAATGCCTGTCTGCGCGGACATGTCGCCCAGCGCGTCAACCTGATCCAAGGTTTTCCGAGTGCCAGCGGCAAGCGCAACGCCAGACGCCACGACGCCAGCGGTTAGCGCGGCGGTTCCGGTGACAGCGGCTTTCTTTCCAAACGCGGCGGCGGCTTTCCCTGCGGAGGAAAGCTTCTTGCGGAAGCCGTCATCTTTCAACGTGAGTTCCGCGTAAATGCTGCCGATGTTCCTGCTTCGTGCCATGGTTTATTTCCCTGCGTTAGCCTCCCAAAGTTTCATCAAGTCCGCTGTGCCGTCGTCCTTCAGGTGATCGGGGAGGAAGTCCCTAAGCCTTGGGGCGCGTTTGTTGATTTTGATTCCCGTGCAACTGGCAATGTGAAATTCCAGCGATGCGATTTCCAACAGTCTCCGGTCTTGTTTCCCCCTCCATGCTTCTATCAATGCGTCACAGGCTCCGGGGTGGAGTCGTTCCCATTCGTCGCTGGCAATTCCGAGTTCGATTCTTGCGAAGGCAAGTTCTTGGAAGTGCTTTTTTTTTCATCGCTCGGGAACATGTCCCCCACGATGCCGACAACAACCGCGTGGATTTGCGCGGCGTGCTTCTCGTGATCCAATGCGGTGTAGAGGTCCTCCGGCGTCGCCAGCGTCACAATCTCGGACGGTGGCAGGCAGCACCAAAGAAGCTTGGTTACTGCTGCTGCCGCCGTCTTCGGGTTACGCAGTTTCGCGATACTCGGAGCGCCTCCAATGTCGGACGCGCGGAAGCCATAGCGGAGCGCGGTTTCCCGGTTCCACGTGATTTCCACGGACCTTTCGCCGATTGGTAAAACGTGAGGCATTACGTCGCGTAGGTCTTGGTCCCTGTGAGCTTGCAAGACACGGTGAACGAAACGCCGTCCTCAAGAGGAATCCCCTCGTTCATTGCGCCGATGATGGCGCTGAACGAAATGGTTTTCGTGTTCGGCAGCGTCACGACAAACGCGGCGGATGCCCCAGCGTTTGAGCGGAGATGGTCTTGCCCTGCGTCCGCAGAGTCGAACAGACCGGACAACTCAAGCGTTCCATTGTCGATCAGTCCGCTAGTGAATTCCTTCGCGGTGCTGTCGTGCGTGGTTAGATCGACGAACGGGACTTCCGCCCCGGTCAGGTTGATTTCCCGAAGTCCACCGATTGCGTTGGTGGCGACGGAAACGGTGGTTCCGTGTGATTTGGTTTTGGCCATGGCTTATGTTGGTTGGTTGGGAGTGTGGACGGCGCGAAGTTCTAGGATCTCGCCAAAGAGTCTTGTGTCCGGGTCGCGTGTGGATTGCTCGCCAGCGTAGAGGAGTGAAGTATTTGAGCTTCCGGTTAGCGCGACGCCTTCAAGCTCGGATTTCACCGTGGCAATGACGTTGATCGCTTCGGCCTTGCCGTTAGCCCAAACCGTGAATTGAACCAGCGATGCAGAAACCGGGCGCTCTCCGTCGTGGTCGGTGATGCCGTCGCCTGAAACGACCTGCGCAACCAGATAGGGCGGGGGAGTTCCGCCGTCCGCAACGTCCCAAAAGAAACGCTCTCCGATCAGCGCGGAAATCGCCTCGCTGTCGTTGATTGCGTCGAAGATGTCGGATTGAAAACTCATTTCTTCAGCTTGGCGACTTGGCGGGTTAGGTGCTTGTCGAGTCCGGTTGACATGGCAGAAAGTATTTCGTCCTGCGTCTGGTCCACGGCGGGGCGGATGAATGGCTTCGCGGCGCTGTGCGCGGTGCCGTATTCGACGAGGTGGCTGTAATAGACCGGATTTTTGAAGGCTTCGTAGGGTTCACCCTTGCGGCGTTTGCCCTTCGTCTTGCGGGCGATCTTGATCCCTAGTGAAACCGGATTGCTGCGGGGGCCGACGCGGGCGGATGTAATGCCCTTGACCTTTTTCACAGATAGACCGATGGACTTTTTCAGGAGTCCCTTGGCTGGACCTGTGCCAACCGGAGCCTTGGCTTTCGCCACGCGACGGATCGGCACAGCACCAGCACGAAGCACGGCTTTTTCAGCGCTCTTTTGCAGCTTGTCCGGCAAGCTTTCAAGATTCCGCGCAAGCTCGCGGATTCCTTTGAACTCAAGCTTGAATTGACCTTCGTTCATGCCGGGATTGCGGTTGCGGCGGTCGCCTCGATGAGTAGCGTTTGCTTGCGGCCTTCCTCGGAAATGCCCGTGATGTTGAAAGTTTTGCCGTCGTAAATTACGCGGTGATTGTGTTCTGTGATCGTGCGGAAACGGATACGGAACGTGCGCGAGTCCATAGGGCGCTCAGAATCGGCTGCTGCTGCTTCCTTGCTCTTGCGCGTGACAAGTTCCGCCCAGACTTCGGCGGCGGTTGTCCAAGCCTCTGTGCGCCCGCCTGCCGCGTCCCTGTCCATGGTCCGTGACTCAATGGTAATTCTGCGATCCATCTTGCCGGGGTTCATGACCAACCTCCAATCTTGCTGTTTTCGAGAAGCGCCCGGAGCGTGTGCGGGATCTCGTAAGCCTGCGCGAATGCGATAGGCACGCGCTGTTCATAGAGATGCGACACGACCAGCTTGACGGCGTGGCGATGCGGTGCGGGAATGCTATTGGCGTTTGGATACCCAGCCGTGAACGTGATTTGGATAGCGTCCGGCCTGTCCATCACGCTCGGGAACGAGTCTGGAATCTGGATCGTGCCGGGTTCGGTCGCC